TTTTGTGCAGGTATATTTGTACCTGCATATGTTATAGTTTCTTTTTTATCATCTAGTAAATTAAATTGACTATATAAATCATTTAAATGTTCATTCATTTGTCGTATAATTATTTCTTCTTCTTCATCAGTCGCATCTGGTTTTATTTCAGATACAGAAGGCATTTGAGCCATTATAAAATTTTTTGCTAAATCTCTTTGGCTTTCATCTACTCTTTTACCATTAAAAACTTTATTCATAGTTTCTCTAGCATTAGAGTCTATAAACATTCTAGTTTGAAAAGCAGCATTTTTAGTTCTTAAACTATTTATAAGTAAGTAAGACATAACCCAAGTAGTTCCTGTTATTCTTTTTCTCCAATTATGTATTAAAGATACTCCTTTTTCTGCTGTCATAGGATTAGGTATATTTCTAATAGGTTTATTTACTGGTACATTTTCTCTACCTTTACCCCCTATTGCTTGAGTCATTTTAGATATCTCATCTAATAGTGTAATATCTCCTACGAGACTGTTAGCTACTCCTTTTTGTTCAGCTATTTCATTACCTAAATACTGAAATAAATTATTATATTTACGAGTAGTTTTCTTAAAAGCTGTATTCCAATCTACTAAAACATCTTCAAAAGACATTTCTCCTGATTGCAATTTTTTTGCAATTTCTTTGTCTTTGTATATAACATATTTAGTTTGACCTTTCTTAGAGTAAGGATTTAAACTACTTCCAGGTATATTACTTTTTAAGAGTATTCTACCATCTTCTCCAATTTTAGTATCTCCAGGAACAGCCGTAGTTTTAGTAGGTACAGGTCTCATTGCTAAAGAACTACCGTCTTGTATATCTCTCATCATAGCATCCTGTACTCCTAAAAGTATAGCTTCTCTATACTCTTTTAAAGTAGTATTAGGTCCGTATGAAAAAAATTTATTTTCTAATCTTGCTAATGCTGCAGGAGATTTATTAGATATTTCTTGAATAAACCCATACATATCTTGATTGTCAGGTGATACTCTTTCCATAATTTTTTCTAAATTAGTAACACCTGCTAAAAACTTTTCGGTTTCAGCTTTATTTCTATTTTTTCTATTTGCTATAGCATTTTGAATATTTATAGGAATAGCCTCTCTAGCACCTCTTAAAGCCTCTAAGTCTTTTGCAAATCCTGTATAGGTATCTACATCTCTACCTACAAAATCAGTTATAACTTCTCCTTGCCCAGTAATTTTAGGTTTTTTAGAAAAAGTACCTTCTAAAAAAGGTCTAAGTTGTTTAAATTGTTCTGATGAGAATCTTTCTAAATCAAACGCTATTGTCAAACCTTCTTTTAATATAGTTTTATACTGAGGTCCAAATAGTTTTGGTGCATGATTTACTGCATTTTCAGGACTCTTAATAGCATACTCTAAAAATTCTTGTACTAAATTAAAAGAATCTACCGCAGGCTCTCCTCTTTTTTGTAAAGATTTTCCTTTAGCACCAAAATTATTTTTCCAAATAACAGCTTGATCTTTAAAATAATTGTTTGCTTTATCAAACTTTGGACCAAGTTGTTCTAAAATAGCCGTAAGTTCTTCTGCTTTTTCTCTTGCTATTTTTGAAATACCTATATCTTCTGATTGTTCTTTTAATGCGTCTCTTTGTTGTTTCCAATAAAATGTCCTAGCAGCCTGTATGCTATCTACTGTAGCATTAGGGTTTAACTCTACTTTAGGCGGAACAGCAGGTATTTCAGGAATTACTTCTGTTACAACTCTTTCACCATCTAGTAGTTGTTCAGTTTTAACAGTTTCAGGAACAGCAGGAGTTCCAGGAGTTACTGTAGCTATAGCAGGACTTTCTCGTACTATAGGGCTCCCACCTGCACCTTGAATTAATTTATTTAATCTAGTTATACTTTCTATATCTAGTGCTAACTCTGGAAAAGTTTCAGCTATAGTTATAGGACTTCCATCTGGATTTTGTAAAGCTTTATCATACGCTTCGCCTACTTTTCCTCTTATATTTTTTTCTTTATTACCCCAAATACTTTCAAACTGTCCATCAAATGCTGCTTGAGCTCTATCTCCTATAGTAACAGCACCGTCATAACCCTTTTCACCATTAGGTAATAATTTATTGTATATGTTTTCATATTGCGTAATAGCTGGCAATTTTAATTCTTTTGATAATTCTTTTAATTCTGGTATAACACTTATATCAACACCCTCTTTTGTTAAAGCAGCAGCAGTATCTAAATTGTTATTTATTTTATTTAAATGTGCTTTGTATTCTACAGAATCATTTCTGTAAGCATCTAAAACTTGTTCTGCAGCCGCAAAGAAAGGATCAATAGTAGCACCAGGAATATTTCCTAATGTAGCTACTACACTAGTAAACAAATCTGTTGTAGCTGCAATGCTAGCTTCCTCAGCATCCATCATAGCTAACATTTCATTTTGAAACATAGTGTCAAAGTTATTTGCTAAAGGACCTAAATCAGCCCCATTAGCTAAAGTTTGCCTATGCCTAGCAATTAACTGAGTATTTAAATAATTATCAAACATTGTTGTAATGTTTCCTAAAGTTTCGTAAGTAATGTATTCTTTAAATCTTGGTAGTATTGCACCAGACTCATCAGTAAAAGATTGTAATATTCTATTTTGTGTATCAAAAGTAGCTTTTGCCCACTCTAAAGTTTTTTGACCTTGTACTCCTCCTTCCGTTTCCATTTTTATAACAGAATCAAGTAAAGCATGTTGATCTTTAACATCTCTTGCAGTCATATTTAATAATTCCATTTTTCTTACAAAAGCATCGCCTGCTTGCTTACCTGCAAAGTCATCTCCAAAATATTGGATAGATCGTCTAGGGTTTGATATAACTCCTTCTCTGTATAAATCTAATAGTAATTCATCTGGAGTAATAGCATTGCCTGCTTCATCTATTGTTTGAGCACCTTTCCATCCATCTATTTTTTTGTTTAATACAGCTAACTCTTCTCTACTTGCAAAACCTTTAGAATGTACAGCGTAGTTATCTATAACTTCTCTTAAAGTTAAATCCCTACCTACAATGTTATACTTTTTAGAACCTAGCCTAGTAGGTAAATTTTTACTAGCAGTCCACATAGCCCAGTTAGCACTATATTTAGGTACAGCATTAGTTATAGTACTACCTATAGCAGGTGCCCCAAAAGCAAAAAGTCCTGCAACAGGAACAATCGCAGGCACATCAAATTCAAAATAAGGTAGTCCTTTTGTAGGGATATTTGTTTCCGTAAGCCATCTACCGTTTGCACCATCAGCAGACATAGCTAAAGCTACAGCAGTTGATCCATAGTCAAATCTTCTTCGTAGAGCTTTTCCTTGTTGTGTTTTTTCACTAAATTTTATAGCGTCTAATACTCTTTTGGATTTACCACCTACACCAAAAACACCTTTACTATATACAGCTCCTGCAAATCCTCGTTCTTTTGCTATAGTGTCAAAACTAGAAGCTACAATTCTACTATGATTTTGTAACCAGTCTGCACCTTTTTGAGAATTTAAATAACCTCTATATTGTTTACTTATTCTAAGACCTGCCCCTATACCTGATGCATCTGAAAAAAAGTGAACAGCATCTCTTACATTTTGATAACCCATTATAGGATTTCTATATGTAATATTTTCATCAACAAATTGTCTTACATTTCCTGTAGTTACTTCTTGTAATGCTGTAAGATTTTTACCTATGTAATCATTTACACTACCATCAAAACCTTTTGCAGAAGGTAGCTCTAAACCAAAAAGATTTAACATCTGATCTTTTTGATCTGGGTCTAATTTATCCGTTCTTTCTTGGTCAGCATATTCTGCAGGATTAAATCCTATGTTATATGCATTTTCTAAAGTGTTAACTGCAAGATGGTTTGCAAGCCTTGATCCCCAAACAGGTACGTCTGCTGCAAATGCTGCTACATTTAATAAAGTTCTAGGAGCAGTCTTAGTAATAAGTTCTGTTGCAAAATGAGCAGCACTTAATGCATGTTCAGTAGTGCCATATATTCTAGCTTCCATTAAATTATTATTATAATTGTCTTGTAAAAGTTCATATCTATTTTTCCACATAGCTTTCATTTCTGGGTCTTCTACAGTTTCTGATTTAACTCTAGCATCTTCAATAACAGTTTCATATCTTTCTGTAATGTAGGCATCTATTCCATCTTGATCGTAATTACCTGCAAAGTTTCTTACAGCTTCTCCATCTGCAGGAAGTGAGGCACCATATTTTAGAGCTTCTTTTTTAACATCAAAATTTACAATATAAGGATTTACATTAGGGTTTGCGTAATAACTATACAGATTAGTACCATTAGAGTTTTTTAAACCTTCAGTAGAAGCTATGTCTTTTATAGTAGGAGTTTCATCTCCATCTAAAATACCTTGCATAACTTGACTATCCATTATGTCTATCCAATAATTTTTAGAATTTATATCATATTCAGCCATTAATAACTCCTATTGATCTGCAGTTGAGCCAGTGTCGTAGGAACTTGTATTCAAACTAAATGTAGTTAGAGGGTCTTTTCCTTTTGAATTAGCTATAGTTCTACCAAGTATTTGTGCTTTGTTAGGGTCTGTCATAAGATAATATGGTAAAGATTTATAAGGATTGTAAAAAGTTCTATCTTGTTTGTTAGGATAATCAAAACTATTTAAAATATTTCTTGAAAAATCTTTAGCAGTAGTAAAATTACTATCAAAATCAAATCCTTCTGAATTGTTTACCATTTTAAATGCCATTTTTTCTTCTGCTTTACCATTTAAATGCCTTACTAAATTTTTCATTCTTACTTGTATGCTGTCTGTGTTATTACCTATAATAGCATTTCTAGCAGCTTCAAAGTCTTTATCTGAAATTCTTGCACTATTACTATCTCCGCCTTGCATTTGTAAAGCTACTGTATATGCTAACAGTATAGATAATTGATCTAATGCAGCAGTCCACTCTTGTTTGTTTGCAAAACCACTAGCACCTTTAGTTATAAGTTTTTCAAGACCAGAAAAAGCATCACTTACTTGTTTTTGATTTTTGTCATTTATAAAACCTTTATTTTCTGCTCCACTTTTATTATATATATCTCTTAAACCGCTAACTAATTGACTTAGTTGACCTCCATCAGGATTAGTTATATTAAATACTTTTACTAAAGTTTTACCTACTATACTACCAGGATCAAAATTAGCTTCACCCCCATCCGCCTCAATAGCATTATTAAATATATCAAACATTTGAAACATATAATTTTCGCCTTGTTCAGAATAACCCATCATTGCTGCTTTTTTAGCATAACTACTATTTGCAGCAGTATTTCTTCTAGGGCTATTAAAAGGTATACGAGTAAGACCGTCTTGATTTATTTGTGCTTTATAATTTGCAGCATACCAATTATTTTGCATACTTTTTAAATCAAAATTAACAGGATAATATATTGTTTCTGTTTTTATTCCATCTCCATCTCTTACAAGAACGTCTATACCTATGCCCTGTGCTTCTGTAATTGTTTCTCCATTATCATCTTTTGTAGGCTGTACTGCAGGAGTATCAAAATGAGACTCCCATATATTTTTTAACTGTAAACTATCAGCAGAATCTGCAGTACCTGTAAAGTTTAAACTAGGTAATCCAAACAATTTAAATCGTCTTATATCTTTAAGATTAGCCATATTAGTTTCTGCTATATGCCTACCATCTGGTTTATATACATCTGTAAGAGAACTGTTGGGATTTAAAAATTGACTATTATTTACAACTACCATTTCATAGGTATTAATATCATCATCTTCTGGATTTAATTCTTTTCGTACTTGATAAGTACCATCTTGCATATTTTTATAATATAAAGAAAAAGGTCTTTCTTTCATTGCTGATATATTTATACCGTCTTTTCTTGTATTATAATTATTACTAAAGCCGTAAGCTACATGTTCTGGATCATCTATTCTAAAATTTAATGCAGGTACCGATACCCCAAAAGGAGTAGTTCCCCCTGTAGCCTGTTGATCTATTATAGATGCTAAACTATCATAGACATTATCACCCCATCCTTTTTCTTTAGCCTGTTTTATAAAAGCTTCTTTTTGTTTATCTGTTTTTATAGATTGAATAATGTTAATAGAATTAGTTAATTTTTCAGTGTCACTAAGTTTATCAAATTGAACTGGAGAATAAAAATTTACAGTAGAACCAGTTTCTTCATCTAAAGCTACAACATAATTATCTTTTTCTCTTTTTCTAGTTTCTTCATCTCTATCAAATTTTCTTTGTTCTGTTTGTCTTGTAGTAAAAAGATTTTCGTCATACTTCCTTTTTTCTAATAAAGCTCTTACTCTTGCATCTTCTGTTACTTGAGCTTTTTGTGTTACTAAAGCAGTCTCTGCTGCTAACTTTCTTTTTTCATCTTCTTGTTTATTTAACTCAGTAAAAAAACCTAATCCAAAACCTAATGCCATATTACACTTCCTCCATTTCTAAAAAGCTACCATCTGACTCCATAGGCATTTCTTCTTGTCTTCTATTTATTTCTTCTCTAGCAACCATTCTACCTTCTTCTTCTTGTGCTCTTTGTGTAAAATCGTCTACAAATCTTTTACCTTTAACGTATCTAGCTCTTTCAGGTCGTATAGTTTCCATACCTCTCATCATATCTTCTTCTCTAGTAGCAGCCATTTGTTCTGGTGAGTCTACTTCATCTACAAAAGGCACTACAGGTATACCCTCTTCTAATGCCATTTTAATTAAAAATAAAGCTATAACTGGTTTAATTATTTCTGCTACATCAGGATTAAATTTACCTTCTGCAACACCTCCTACAACAAAAGATTTTACTATTGCCTCTACTGGAAAACCAGAAGCTATAGTTGCTAACATATCATTTTTTATTTCTTCGTCATTAAAAACAGACAATATTTCTTCAACAGCTTGTTCTGGGTCTACCATTTGAGGAGATTGTTCTACTTGAGAATTTCTAGGATCATCAGTTAAAGATTGTCCAGGAATAGGGTAATCCATAGGGTCAAGCTGACTTACAGGTGTACCTGATTCTGTTGACATAGTTTCTGGTCTTGTTTGCATTTTTTAACCTATATAGTTATTGTGGGTTGTGAGGTATCTAGCTTACCTAATTCAGGGTCTGATTCAAAAGCATCTGTTGTTTTAAAAAGCTGATTACTTCTACTAAAATCAGAAACGTTCCTACCATCAACATATTTTGCTATTAAGTCTCTAGTGGTAGGGCTCGCATTTGATGCATACTGAGCATAGGAAGTTTCTGCACTACCTAAGCCTGCATTAGAATATTTTTTAGACATTGTAGTAGAAACAAAAGCATCATTACTAGCTTCATTTAAACCTTTTTGAGCACTATAATCAGCAAACTGTAAAGCTACAGCATCTTTTTGTGCTTGACTCATACTATCGTAGCCCTTTACTTGTGCTGTAAACTCAGCAAAACTTAAAGTATCATCTAAATCAAAAGTTCCACCCAAAGTTAATATAGGTTTAATTATTTCTCTACCTACAAAGTTTATTCCTGATTTTATTGGGTCTACTATATTTTTTATAACTGTTCTAAGTCCTGTTGATTTTGTCATCTTTTATTCCTTATTATAATTTTTTTAACCAATTTAAAACGGTACTACCAAAAGCTGCCCAAGTATTTGTTTTTGTAGTATGATTAAATAGTCTTTCATCTACATCTCCAGACAATCCTATTTTAGTTAATTCATGTGCGTACTGTTCTCTTTGTAAACTTTTATTATTTAACCAACTAGATTCATCTCTGTAAGCTTGCCATATATTATTTAAAGCATTTTGACTTACATTTAACAAGTTAAGTGCATTTTGTCTGTTAGCATCGTTTTGATTAGCAGTATTAACTGTATTTATTTGCCTACGCCAAGCCGCATTAGATTGATTAATTTGTGCTTGCATTGTAGAATTAAATTTATCCCTACTATCAACTAATGATGTATTATACCTTGCTTGAGCATTTTGTTCATTAACATTAAACTGCCTCATAGCCGCTACTCTATTTTTATTTTGATCTATTACAGTAGCTCCTAACTGTTTAAAAAATTGCTCTACTTGATTTTCAGATTGTGCATTAAATTGTTTTCTAGCGTTATCAGCAGCAGCATCTGTAAACAAAGCCTGACTTTTAGCTTGATACTTTAACACTTCACCTTGTTGTTTATTAGTAAGGTTAGCCATATCTAACTGTAAAAAAGCTTGAGCATTTAAAACTTCAGCTTGTTGTCTATTGTTTAAGTTAGCCATATCCATACTTGCATAAGTAGCAGCATTTGTAAGTGCAGCTTTCATGTCTGCATCTAAGTTTGTTAATGTTAAGTTTTCCATAATCTTAGCATCATTTAAGTTACGTGTCTGTTCTTCTGTAAATGTAAGATTGTTTTGTTCTGCTAACCTTGCAGCATTTACAACTTTTGCTTGTTGTGCATTAGTAAGTTCTTGACCTCTGATAGCAGCTTCTACTTGTGTATTTGCTAAAGCTGTTTGTTGCTTATTACTTAAATTAGATAATTCTACTTGTAAGTTTGCAGCAGATTCTGTCAATCGTGTTTGTTGTTCATTATTTAAATTTATATCGTTTAATTCTGCATGTCTAGCAGCATTTACAAGATTTGATTGTTGTGCAAAACTTAGCTCTTTATCTTGCAATGCATATTTTAATTGTGCGTTGGCAAGTGCAGATTGTTGCATGTGAGATAGGCTAGTAGACTGTAAAGTAAATGCATTAGTAGAATTTTGTAAAGCACTTTGTTGCCTATTGTTTAGATTTGCTAAAGCTATGTTTTGTGCAGCAGCAGCATTTGCTAAAGCCACTTGCTGTTTATTGTTTAGATTAGTTAAATTAATCTGTGCAAACATCTGTGCATCTTGTGCAGCTACTGGTATAGAGGCTTCCATTGCAGCTTGCATAATTGCAGCACCTGCCATAGAACTTGCAGATAAACCTCTTTGAGCCATAACTGCTTCAGCATTTCTTATTGCAGCAGCAGCATATACTGGTGTTTTGCCATCTGCAAACTGTGACATAAGATTTGTTAATTGACCTTGTACAGTAGCCTCTACAGGTACTTCAGACATTTGTTGTGCCTGTGCCTGTGCCTGTGTTCTAGTAAACTCATCACTACTTGTTTGAGCAGCAGTCATCTGTGCCTGTGCATTTAAATCAGACATTACTTTTGCTTCAGCTTGTGCTACGCTTTCTGGCAGTTTTTGAGCTGTTGCTAATTGTTCTGCAGAAACTGTGCCTTTTGCTTCATTTATAGCCACATTATAATCTGTAGTTACTTGATTAGCTTCTGGTATTGCTTCGCTTAATGTAGCCCCAACCATATTTGTAGGTTCTTTTGTAAGCTCGGCTTTTTTAACTTCTATACTATCTGTTGCAGGTTTTATTCCTGCTAGTTTTTCATTAGTTATTGTAGCGTTGGCATCTACAGCACTTGTTTCTGCATCTGCACTATCGGAAAGAGCATTTGTTTGTTGTGCAGATAAAGCTAGAGCATTTACCTTTTCTTGCGTATCTGTTGTACTTTCTACAGTATTTGCATCAGTAGCTGTAGGTACAGTAGCAGATAAATCTCCAGAAGCTGCTATTTTTGTAGCTGCAGCAGGGTCTGCTCCTAACTGTACGCCTGCAGTAGTTTCTAATTCACCAGAAAGTACACCCATGTTTTGTGGGTTGTATGTTTGACCTGGAGCTAAAGTAGGTGCTTTGCCTGTAAGACCTGCATATTGGTCCATTTGATTTATTACGTCTGAGTATGCACCTTCTATACCAGTACCTTGTCCTCCACCAGTACCCCCACCAGTATCTGAACTATCATCTTCTTTTTTAGTTGCTTCTCCTTGAATTTCTGTAGAGCCGTCACTATAAACAACCATAACTCTACCATCTCCAAGAGGTTCTACACTTACTATAGTTTTTGTTTTAGTTTTTTTAGTATCTTTTTTGTCTGTACCATCACCTGAGCCGTCACCATCACCTGAGCCGTCACCATCACCTGAGCCGTCACCTGAACCATCACCTGAGCCGTCACCTGAGCCGTCACCTGAGCCGTCACCTGTACCAGTACCAGTACCTGTGCCTGTACCAGTTCCAGTTCCAGTTCCAGTTCCAGTTCCAGTTCCAGTTCCAGTTCCAGTTCCAGTACCAGTACCAGTACCAGTACCAGTACCAGTACCAGTACCTGTGCCTGTGCCTGTGCCTGTGCCTGTGCCTGTGCCTGTACCAGTATTAACACCTGGAATTTTACTTAAATCAGGTAGTGTAAAATTACCAAAAGGAGTACTAAAACTTGACCCTATTGCAAATGGTGAGGCAGTAGTAGCAGCAGCAGGTGTACCAGCAGGTGTACCAGCAGGTGTACCAGCAGGTGTACCAGCAGGTGTGCCTGTAGGTGTGCCTGTAGGTGTGCCTGTAGGTGTGCCTGTAGGCTTAGTACTTACATTACTTTGACCCATATTAGGAGCATTAGGTATCTGTAGATTAGAAAGATCAGGCATAGTAAACCCACCCATAAACATGTTTTGCCTAGCTTCTAATTCATCTAATCTTTTTTCTATATTTGTTTTCTTAGGCATTTCCTATCCTATAACTAATTTTAATAATAACCCTATACTACTTGCAGATGCTACTATAATAATTGTTTCTATCCTAGATAGTCGTTTTTCTATCAAGAGGTATCTGTCAGCACATGCGTCTACGTGTGATTCAATCTTCTGGTTTACAGAAGCTACTGTTGGTTTCGTTGGCATGTGCCCTCCTTATTTATATTTGTTCTACAGCATCACGACTAGAATGACTTGCAGCACTTGTTGATGCAGCTCCTCTAGTGCAACCTGTAAGATTTGTTCCGTCTACTCCAGTATAAGTAATTTTTTCATCACCTATCTGTACAGTGCCAGATGCAGTAAATGGATTAGAATTTTTAACAGGAATAGTTGTTACAGAGTCATTAATATCAGATGTAAGGTTATTACTACCTTTATAATCTGCATTAGCTGACCATGAAGAACCATCATGTTTGTATTTCCAACCCCACCAAGTAGATTGTGCATCTACGCCTGTATGTAATGTTACATTGCTTGAATCGCAATCTGCAATAATTAATTCAGGTGTGCCGCCATCACTTACTGTTGTTGAAGTAGAACCAATATCTATAGTTTTACTATCTGGATAATAATAAAGACTTACATTGGTATCTTTTCTTACTATTGTTTGCATTGTTTACTCCTTATTCACTAATTAATAATTTTGTAGCAGATAATGCTTTTCCTGCTACTGTTGTCACAGTACCTGAATAACCTGGTACTGAAGTATCTGCACTTGTAGCCAAACTACCGTCTGACTGTACAAAATATTTTTGCCCTGCGGTAAGACTACTTTGTTGAGCATCAATTTGCCCAAATGTTGCTACTTCAGCTTGAGCATCATTTGCAACTGTTTTTGTAGCTATGCCTAGATAGCTTTCTCCATCTGTTGCCATATTTGTAGTTGTTTCAGTTCCTTCTATAGTAACAACTTGATAATATAGGTCATTGTTACTATTTTCTTTAAATATTATAACTGCTCGTTTAGTATCAGGATCATACGCTCCTGCTATAGTGCTGTGAGAAGTAGTTGTTTCTATGGCTCTGTCTGTTCCCATTGTAGGTGTTGTACCATCTATACTTACAGCTATACTATTAATATCTACGCTGTCATCACTATATACTATAACAGGTGTGCTTTCGTAAGCGGTAAACACATTTGATTTTAAAGAATCTTGACTATCAAATATTACAGCAGAGTTTGCAGGCGATGTGCCTGAAGCATTTACTACTGTAGCATCAGTTCCTGAACCACTAGTTTTAACAACAATCGCATAACCATCATTGCTCCATTCAAAAGCACATACATGTACATCTTTTGAAGGAACATATGTTGCACTGCCAGGGTGAGGGTTAGTTGCTCCTCCAGAAGTTAATTGCAACCCAGTTCCAAAACTAATGTCTGTGCCACTAACAGTACCAACTTTAACATATAAACTACTACTTACAGTATAAAATACTACTACTTGTGAACTTGCGGTATCATAAGTCATAGCAATATTTGTATCTGAAGCAGTACCATCACTAGTATTACAAGCACTACTATTTATAGTTACTTCTGTACCATAACTTATTGTATTTCCTGACGCTGATACTACTCTACATTTAGGATAACTACTACCTCCTTGATATGCAACTACCCATTTATCTTCTCCTACATTAACTGCGTCTACTCCAGAAGGATCACTACTATAAAAATTACTGCTAGTTCCTACGGTGCTACTAGTTCCTGAACTGTTTGTAAATATAAATCCTTCTCCTTGGCTACCATTATAAAAACCACAGAATGTTTTATAACTTACAGGATCATATGCTATTTTTACATTGTCGCCTGAACCTACACTTGTTACTGCATCAGTAGAACCCCAAGTAACTGTATTAGTAGTTCCACCATTTACTGTACCATGATGTATAGATAATTTACCTGTACCACTATCTATCTGTGCTACACACATTTTATCTGTATTTGTATTATAAGCTATATCCCCTGTTAAATTAGTTCCTACAGATATTTGAAGAGAAGAACCTTGAGCAAAAGAATAACTTGTTGAACTTTCTGCAATCATAGAAAATTCACCATCACTGTCTACTTGTACTGGTTTACCTGCGGTAATAGCACCTTCTGCAGTACCATATAAATAACCTTCATTTTCTAGTAATTGTATTTTAGTTGCTGATATTGCTTTACCTAAATATTGTTCGCCTGTAGTATTGCCTACTAAACCTACTACACCATTACCATTTGTGAAATAATGATTACCTATAGTAAGCGAAGAGTGCCCTTCACTTATACCTCCAGGTATTACTATAGTACCTGTGGCTGTGTCTGATATAGATGCGGCAGCTACTCCTAAGTAATTACCATTGTCTAGATTTGATGTTGTAGAGGATGAGAAATAAAATGAAGTATAAGATACTTTATTAGAATTTCCTGCATCATATAGACCTGCTAAAATACCTTTACTAGCACCGAAAGACATAGAACGACCTTGTAATCTATTATCATTTGCTGATATTTCTGTAGCACTACTAACAGAGAAAGAAGAAGCTCCAGGCGTAATTACTTGATAAGTTAAATCATTACCATCGTCTTCATCTCTATATAGATGTATAATTTTTTCTCCTACTTGATCAAATTCTACATCAAAAGCATCTCCAGTATTTGTATCTCTTATTTGTGCAATACCTGCAAAAGCAATAGTATTAGTTCCTCCTCCTGTTACAGTACCTATAGCTCCTTTTGTTTCTGTGTCAGTACTATTATCATAAGCAAAAAATACTTTATTATTTGTTGTATCGTAGCACATAGACACAATTTGACAACCATCTGTTTCTACTACAGACGCTGCTCCTATAGTTACTGTTGGGGCTGCAGCAGTTCCTCCTGATTGAATAACATGAGCTGTTGGGCGATCTGAATTAGAACTGTCCATATTACCAAATATGCCTCTGTTTGTATCTGGATCAAAAATAAAATCTCCTCTGTGTGATACTAGATTACCTGAACGTACCTTTGAATGTGTACCTACAGTATATGTACCATCGCTTGTATCATGGTATATAGGATAAATATATACATTTTGGTTAGGACCTGTTGATGATGATATTAATACATAATTAGTTGAAGTATCATAAATACAATGATTTCCCAGTGAAGTACTTCCAGTGTCTGGATGTATTACAAGCTGACTAAGGTCTGCATCAGTATCTGCCTTATAAATTATAATTACTTTTTTATTATCTGGATCATATATAGCATTTACAAAATTCGGAGCACCTGTTCCACCATCAGCATTGGATAAACTAGATTCGTTAGGAGTAGTTTGATGTGTTCTTATAAAATTAAGATCAAGTCTTGAATTACTTCCATTTCGATGTGCAATAACAGTATGTCTTGATACAGGATCAAAGACTGCACTAAATCTAGTATTAGTATCTGCAGCAAATGTTGTAATATTTTCAAAAGTTATGCTTGTTCCACTTATGGTAGCACTAATAACTTTACCTTTAGTAGAATCATCTTTATCTGAATATGCAATAACAAATTTATTATATTCTGTGTCATATGCTACACTAGGATAATCTACATTATTACTAGTCCATTCTGCTTCAGTTCCATATGCTATTGTATTAGTTGTTCCCCCTGTAACTGTCGCTACTCGTGCTTGACCATTAGTTGATCCATCATTATATACAACAAGTATTTTATTAGTATCTGGCTCATAAGCTGAAGCTAAAGAACGACCATAAACTCCTGAATCTGAAGTTACTGCAGTTGACTCAAATGCACTAGCACTACCAAAGGCTATTGCGTTAGTGCCTGCTGTAACAGTTCCAACAACACCTCTACCTTCACTATTACCAGAATCAGCATAAAATACAGCAACTCTATCTGTATTTGGGTCTTCTACAATACTTGCATGGTTAATAGCTGAACCACCACTAAATTCTACTTCTGTTCCAAAACTTATTGCATTAGTGCCTGCTGTAACTTGACCTACTATAGCTTTTCCTTTGTTAGAATCTCCTTGATCTCTATAGCACACAACAACCCTATCTGCATTAGCATCATAGGCTGATCCATGTCCTGGAAGCATTACTGTATAAGCAGAATTAAATACAACAGGAGTACCAAAAGTTATTGCTCCTGTAGTGGCATTATTGATTACAGAAACAACTGCTGTTCCGTAGAGGCTATTACCATCATCAGCATAAAATGTAACTATTCTATTAGAGCCAGTGTCATATACAGCAGTCATATTATCCATAGTGCCTGTAACTTCTTGCCTACCTCCACTAGCTGCTGAAGGAGCATCTCCCCACACTGTCTCTGCGGCAAAAGATAAAGTTGTTCCTGATATAGATGCACTCCTTATGCCTGATTTACCATCAGAAGCTCTGTAAGTAACATGAACTCTATTACCACCTGAACATATATGCGGTTGGTCATCTATTGCACTTGATTCAAATACAACAGGTGTTCCCCAAGTCATAGTGCCATCAGACCATGTACCTGCAACTGCTGTTCCATAACTACTACCACTAGTATCTTTATATACCATAACAAACGCACCTGAATTTGATTCATATGCAGTATTTACTGCTACTGAAGCAGTATCAGAATCATCCATTGTTGTTACACTTTTTACAGTGGGAGTAGAAGCTATTGTTGTTGTTTCTTTAACTTGAGCCGCTTTACCTGCACCAGTTAATACAACTGGCTTTTGAGCAGCTATAGCACCATCAGCTACTAGGTCTACTTCTCCACCACCTGCTTGATCTACCCAACCTAATCCTAAAGAACCATCTGTTTTAAGAACTTGGTTTGCACTACCATCAGCATTAGGCAATACAAATACCTTGTTTGCAGCTATAGCGTCTGGAGCTTTAAAGCCTACATAATTTGCACCATTAGCTGCTAACTCTTGGAATCTTAATTCTGTACCATTTCCTGCACTAGAACCATGAGGTGCCATACTAACACCACCTGCAGCTACTACGGCTGTAGTATCATTTCCGTCTTCGTCATATTCAATACTAAAGTTTTGATCTGAGCCAAGATAAAGTTTCTTATCGTCAGCAATATAAACATCACCCCACTCAAGAGATGTGCTACCTAAGTCTGCACCACCTGAAGCATCAGGAACTAAAGCAGTAGAAGCAGTAATTGTAGTACCTTCTATAGTACCTGCTACAGTTAATCCGCCAGAAGCTAAAGTCATTAAATCTGTGTCGTCTGTGTGACCTATAGTAGTTCCGTTAATAATAACATTATCTACAGTTAATGTGCTTAATGTTCCTAAAGATGTTATATTTGTTTGTGCTGCTGTAGCTAAAGTACCTGTTATATTTCCTGTAGCTTCTAAAGTTCCTGCTACCACCAAACCACCATTTGATAATGTCATTAGGTCTGTATCATCTGTGTGACCTATAGTTGTTCCATTAATTAATACATCATCTATATCTAAAGAACCACCAGATATTAAACCTGTAGTAGTTATCGTAGAGGAGCCTGTATCTATAGTGCCAAATCCTGAAGTTATAGAACCTCCGTCTAAAGCACCTACTGAAGTTATGTTTGTTTGTGCAGCAGTCTGTAGTGTACCTGTAATATTGCCAAAAACAGCATTACCTACTGTACCACTAAATACTTCTGAAGAGTTAGAAGCATCAGGAATAAATGTAAATGCAGTAGCTGAATCATCCCAACCAAAAAAGCCTACTTTAGCTGCTGTACCATTATGATATCTAAATTCAATACCTCTGTCTTTATTATCATCAGAACCAGGGGCTGAGTCTCCACCTAATGTAAAGATAGGATCATCTATAGTTACTGTAGTTGAGTTTACAGTTGTTGTAGTTCCGTTTACTGTAAGATCACCGCCTACACTTATAGCACCTGTAGTTGTTATTGTATCTATATAGGCATCTTTCCATCTAACGCCTGTTGTGCCTAGATCAACATCACTATCCGATTGTGGACCAAATATATTATCAGCTAAATATACTTGTTCTGTATTATTAGCATAGAAATGTATTTCGTTAGCTGTTTCAAAATCTATTTTTGTTTCGTCATCTTCACCAATTTTAATATCCGTAGCCAGTAGGGAAGTAATACCTGTCTGTGCTGCATCTACAGTAAATGTAAGATCATAAGGATCACCATCTGTTCCATTATCTGTATCTGTCCAGTTTGTTGTAATACCAGAACCAATAAACTTAACTTCTTTACCTGCAGCTACAGTTACTTCTGTTCCATCATCATCTTCTAATACCCAAGAAGAACTTATACCACCTACTTCTGAATCTACGTATGCTTTAATTGATTGTTGTGTTGCTAATTTAGTAGCTGAATTAGAAGACATATCATCTTCATCTAATACAGCAGTACCAGATATTCCAGTATTTAATACTGGGCTTGTAAGAGTTTTGTTTGTTAAAGTTTGTGAACCTGTAAGAGTTGTTACTGTACTATCTATTGCTAATGTTACTGTATTAGAAGTAGCACTAGAAGATAAACCTGTGCCACCTGCTACAGTTAGGGTTTCAGAATCTAAATCGATAGCTATAGTACCACTGTCAGAGGTAACATCTAAATCTTGAGCTGTTACTTGTGAATCTACATAAGCTTTAATTGATTGTTGTGTAGCAAGTTTAGTAGCTGAATTAGAAGACATATCATCTTCATCTGCAATACCAGTTCCTGAAATAGCCCCACTTAATCCTATTGTTGTAGCTGTTAATTGTATTTTAGTATCTGCAACTACATCTAATTGACCGTCTGTAGAAGAATATACATAAAGAGCAGTATCTCTAAATTGTATTTTTTCAGTGCTATTAATTAATATGTCATCAGAAAACTGGAAATAATCTTCATCTTCCATCCAAGTGATAACACCATCGTTAGAGTTAGCATTAAATGTAATTGCTATATCTGTGTCTGCACCTGTACCCATACTGATAGCATTGCTGTATAGTGTTGAAAGGGGTCCACCATCGCCTGCTGTAGTACCATCATGGGTATGCCCAGTAGATACATGAAAAGCTGCTAAAATAGCATTAAACTCATTATTACTATGAGCTGCTGTTATTGTATCTCCTGTAGTAAAACTCGATTGTCTCGCTGAATAACCTGCCATTATTATCTCCTACCTGCTGCTGCAAATTCTAAACTAAACCCTCTTAATGAATAGGGTGCTGATGTTTCATCAGACTTTTCTGTAAATTGTACTGCTACTGCAAAACCTGAACCTACGATTGGTTGCCTACTTAAAACAAACTCTGCTCCACCATAAGCTGATGCTCCATATGTTGCTGATCCATATAGAGCTAAGTCTGCAGTACCTGTAAACGCTATACTATCTGGATTTAATACTTGATCTGATCCAAAATCATATTCTAAACCTAAGTTTGTGGCTAAAGAGCCTTCTGGTCTATAATTTAATATAGCTCTATGAAATCTTTTTCTAATACCAGGATCACCCATAGTTAAGTGAGCTGATTTATATCTTGCTTGTAGGCTCAAAGAACCATCCGAAGCATTAGTAAATGTATTGCCTGATTCTTGTTTATATACATAACCATCATGTCCTCCATGCACTGTATGTTCAACATCAAGAATATATCCATTATCTGCACAATTAGGTTTTATTCCTTTTAAGTCTGCAAACTCCCATCTATCTCCTCTAAACACTGCTATGATGCCTGTAGAATCTGCTTCTGCAGTTGTTTCTGAAAAAAATAATCTATATTGTGTTTTTGATTTTATAACTAAAGAAGTAATAGTAGCTGCAGCAGTAGCAGAATTTTGTTCTGTAAATCTTCTTTGTACTGGTCTAGAAATTACTCCTAATTCTACATCACCAATTTTTTCTGTACCTGCAATAGTTCTTAAACCATCAGCAGCTAAGAAAATAATATCACCACCTACTTCTTGTATACTCTGTGGGGCAACACAACCTACGTTAGTTGTTACTGGCTGCATTTGAAAATCTGCTTGACTGTTTCCTACTATTCTAAATATAGCATTATCACAAAACACATAAAGCTGTTCCCTAAATACTTTTAATCCTGTTATAGTTCCTGTTACAGATATTGATCCTGCACCATTAGCAGCAGTAAAATCACCTTCTGCATAAGGAGCAGAAAATATTAATTTTTGTGTTGCTGCGGACATGCCTGCGTAGAAAGCATGGTTTCTAAATATCTTTACGTACTTAGGATCAGAAGGAGCTCCAGTAGCATTTATATCTGTTACTGAACTATTATTATATGAAGAAGCATTGTTAGCACCATCTGCCCATATTATTTTATCTGTGCCACTCATATTATATGTATCAAAATCATATCTACCTGCACTAGTTCTGCTTGAATCTATTTGAGTAACTGAACCTGTACCTGAAGGAACTTTAAATACTTCTGTACCTCTAGCTGCTATAACTTGATCTTTATATATAGCAGTCATAAGTAAAGCACCTGTAGTACTTCCAGAAGTTATTGCGTTAGTATTAAATTTAGCAAAACCTGATATGCGTCTATATCCACCACCTATATCTGGTTCAAAATTTCTTAATTCCATAGCTTCACCAGGCTCCATCTCAAATTGAGATTTATTAAGCACTAAGCCTCCTCTGCAATTAACTACATATGGTTGCAACATATCTGGCATTAGACTGCAAACATATAATTTTTACGATTTATCAAATCTGTTCTCATTCTCTGTAAACCAAAGCTATATTCCTGTAAAAATACTTGAGCTAACTGTGGGTCAGATCGAGTAAGTAATGTGTAATAAGCAGCTCTTTTAACTATCAGATCGTGGTAACGAGTCGGTATACTAGGCGTATCACTTGACGCAGATAGGTCTGTTGGGGAAGTATAATAATCAAACTCCACAGTATAAGAGCTTTTATCTGGAACAGGCGAGACCCCAAACGTAAGTGCTGAACTAGAAGCAACAGTTCTGTATACATGTTGTGGTTCTGCAAAGTGGTCAGGGTTTTGATTTTTATCTGTTCCAACTATTCTTTCTCTCCATTCATCCTCATTTAAATATCTTAATGATTTAGGATGGACATCTTCTTTTACACTAACATTATCTACTAATACTGTAGATGATGCAGTTGAATTTTTAATTGTTAAATAATGTGCTGTGGCAGAAGCTTCAAATGTAAAACTGTGATAGCTAAGATCACCTTCATCGTTTGATCCTCCTGCAGAAGTATATGTGCCTGTAGATACGTCTGTAGCTAAAGCACTTGTTCCTACTGAAACTGCTAAACTAGGACTTATTGCTGTACCTGAAGTAGAAGCATTTTTCATAGCAAACGAAACCATATATGTTCTACCTCTTGTAAGAGATAGTGCTTGATATACAGCACTAGTACCAGAGCCTGCTGCTAAAGATAATGCACCTGAAGAATATGTAGCATCTCCAGTACCTGAGTTTGATTCGGTCCAACTACTTATGTCACTGGTAAACCCACCATTAGTTAATAACTCTGTAGGTACTAAAACAAAACTATCCCAATCTATTGTAGAAGCTGCTGTAGTAACTGTATACTCTTGTATACCAGCAGTTAAAGCTTGTGTGCCTGAAGCATATAGATAAGACCATTCTACTTCTGAAGTGGCTATATCCCTTATCGATTTATTTACATTTTCTTTTACTGTTGTTTGTATTCCTACTGTAGCTGAAGCAGAAGTTAAATCTGCAGAAGTAGCCAATGTAGGTTCATTTAATTCTGTTAATACGTTATTTACTAGTGTAAGAAATGTAGCCATGTTTTGCCTATGTTGTTAGAGGATTGTATATTAGCTCTACACCTGCTATTGCTGTCACTGTGCTTGCTGTTCCTGCTGTGACTGTTACTTTGTCACCTGCCTCTAGTATTAGAAACATATCTGTTAGATTTATATACCCTTCTCCGTCTACAGATTTAGAACCTGTAATAGGGTAGTAGGTAGTAGCTGAAGAGTCATACCATTCTAGCATCGCTGTTTTTGCTGATGCATTTACATTGCCTACGTTTATAAATCTTACAATCCCTTTAAAATTGCTAGGACAAGTATATACATCTGTCCTGCTTGTATTTCCTGGTGTTGCTGCTGCTGAGATGAATGTTGACTCAGCCATGTTTTAATCTATGGTGTATAAACCACCCTATCGCAACATTAATAGGTAATAGGCTTAGAAAAACTGTGTATTCTTGTAGCTTAAAAGAAGCTATTCCTAAATACAAAAAAAGCACCATGAAAATACATAGGCTTAATTTGAGTAATTCTATTCCTACTGTTTTAATCACTATTCTACTGTTTCGTTATCTTGAGTAGAAATCTCTATTGTTATAGCCTGTGATTCTGGGATATCAGCGTTCAGCATAATTCTTGAACTACCGCACCCTACTAGAAAAACAGAAACTATAAAAACTAAAAATAAATTCTTCATAATTTTTCCTTGAAAAAGGTAGGGGATAATTAATACCCCCCACCAAAGACATTATTTAGGCATATGTGTCGCCAGACTCAGTATCACCCATTCCGTTAATGTCAACTAAGACAGCCCATACTCGGACCTTAGAGTTAACATTAGCAGTAGCAACAGTTACATCTATTGTATCTGCTGCTGCATAAGTAACAGCGAGTTCAGCAAGAGCATCTCCAGAAGTCATTTGACCTGCTGAAGTTTGTACAGCAGCAGCAACGTAAGTTACTGTGCCATCGCCTAATGCCAAAGTACCAGTTCCAGTACCTGCAGTAATCACATCGATTCCTGCATTTAGTACGAGAGAGTTAGCTGGTACGTTGATTGCTTGATAGACATCACCACTAGTTAAAGCAGTAGATGTGCCATCAATAACAGTTGATTGTGCGTAAGCTTTAGGCACGGCATTAGAAGCCATGTGTCCTACAGTTCCTGCACCAGTTTGTGTTAATGTAGCCATTTATCTTCCCCCTTAATCTAATTTAACATAGGCTTGGGCTATGGATTCAGTTCTAAGAACTTTCCTACCATAGACATGAAGACCACGTACAATGTCAGCGAAAGATTCAGTGTCTCTCACTACTTCTGTTTTTGCAATTTGTGAAGCTGTTGCAACACCGCCTTGGTGTCCAGCTAAAACAATATGCACGTCTGAAGTAGAAGCAGATGGCATGTTGTTAGACTTATAAAGTCTAAAGCCATTTACTAATTGAGGAACAACTAAACCATTTCTAACTTGTGAACTATTTTCATTTAAGAAATTAGCATCAAGTAGTTTAGAACTAGTTTGCTGTAGCTCTTCAAAGAATCTTGGAGCAGCTACTGCCCATCTATTGTCTGTAGGAACGTTTTGGTCGTCTAGAAGTCTTCCTAGTCTTGCAAGCACGTTTACAGGGTCAATTTCACTAGTGTCAAAACCTGTGTCGATTGAGTTTGTTGCGTGATCAGCACCATATGTATTTGTTGATGTGACGTTTGATTGAATGTTAGATAGAACTTCACTATCATAGCTATCTTTAAGTGCGTATGCACCTGAAGATGTAGCTAAAGTTTCAAAATTGATGTGTCCTTGTCTTTCCTCAATGTCATCTACTTTAAAAGCAAATGCATTAGCTTTGTCGACTGTTAATTGAATTTCATCGTCAGCTAAGTCTTGAGTATTTACAGAGGAACCTCTAGTATACGCAGAAACTGTGATAGTGGGTTCTTTTATGATTCTAACAGTGTCGCCAAAATTTTCTATTTCTCCGAAGTAGTCAGTGTTGGAAATATCCTCAACAACTGAAGCTTTTCGGAAGAATTTAAGAACTTTTTGACTATAGATTTCAGGTAAGAAATTACCTGAAGGCAGGTTGGTATATCCTGCGGCAGTTGAGATAGCCATAATTGAATCCCCTTATAGTTAAAGTTAATAAATTAACGGATTCTACCCTCTCTTCTTGCTAAGTCGATTTCCTTTTCGTACTTTTCAAATTCGTGAGGTTTCATCCGTCTGATTTCCTCAGCACTCCACTCTTTCTTGCCTTTGGCTGGTTCCGACTTTTTAGTAGTAGGAACAAAGTCAGCAGCAGTATTAGTGGCTTGCTTTTTTGATGTACGAGAAATACCTTTATCGGCTTTATATAAATCTAAAACTCTAGCAGCCCATTTAGCGTCAGTGTTATTTTTAGTAACTCCATCTGCTATAGAAGGTGGTTGTTCGTCTAGCCATGTAATAAAATTTTCATCTGCTTTAATCTGCATAAAATCAGGATGTAGTCTAAGAAGTTCCTGTTCTGCCTTTTCTTTAGTTAGGCGTTGTCGGTCTCCTTGTAAGTCCTTAATTTCATCTTGCAGAGCTTTGGTTTTATTCTCAGCTTGAGAATGAGCCACAGTCTCAATAACATTATAAACATCTGGATATTGCTCTTTGAATTGTGTTAATTCTTCAGGCGTTTTAGGTGGTGTATAATTAGTACCGCCTCCTGATGCTTGTTTTGCCAAGTCTAGGAGCTCTTCTTCTTTCGATTTGTGCTCTTCGATTTTAGCATCATAATGCTTTTTTAAATCATCATACCTCTTTTTGTAGTCATGTTCAGGTTGTTCTGATTTGGTAGTCTGCTCTACAAAGCTTTCTGATTCTTCCTTGGAAGTAGCTGCTTCTGGAATTTCTTCTTCAGCAGGGTTCGGTTCAGGTTCAGGATCGTCTAGCTTGTTTCTGTAAGCCCCTTGATATGGAGCTGGTTCTAAATTTTCTTCTTCCTTTTCTAGTGTTTCTTCGTTCATTTTTACCTCATTGGGGGCTTTACTTTCTCCGTAAAGGTAGCCCATTCAGTTATTAAAGAGACAGGGTTGCTTTCGCAAGTAGCTGTCAACTAAGTGTTGGGTCTTTCACCAACTGACATAAGACCCCTGTTGTTCATCGTTTCGAGAACATTAGGACCTATATATTCTGTTAAATTCTTTGGTATAATGTATTCACCATTGTGTACATTGACTGGAACTTTACCTCCAGCTTTTAAATTTTTGCCTGCTTTCGTAGCAGCTCTTGAGAGCATGCGATTTACAGTGTCTTCACCATAAAGGGCTACAGCAGGCTGAGAGAGTACGAAATCTCCCTCTTTTAAAGTCATAGGAACATCATCTGCCCTTGCAGATGGTGGAGCTTTGCCTTTTTTGTTAACAAAGCCATAATTACCTTTATTATACTGTACATCTCCGCCCTTGTCAAGCGAAATCTTCCCACCTTGCTTTATTCCTAAATTGCCAGAAACTCCTGTTATATTTGATTTAGCTAATAATGCTTTAGTTTCTTCTAGATTTAACTTTTTGCCTGTGTACCCAGACATATCTGTAATTTTATTTTTTACTATGTAGGATAATTCACCTAAAAGTTCTTCATACATTTGTGCAATACCTGCTTTATCAGCTCCAAAACGTCTGCTTCTATATACATTACCACCATCTGCTGTAGACTGATCCCTACCATCAAAATAGTCTAATCTGTTTAAAAACATTTCTCTAGGTGTTCCAGATATATCTCTACTACCTATCGTGTAGTATAATCCATCCCTACCCCCATAATGAAATTGTAAATCTCCTATAAGATTCATACCACTAGTTTCTTCTAAACCTTTTACTATAGGAATTAAAGGTTCTCCTATTTTTTTCATAAATTCTACATTTTCTGGATTTGCTTTTTCAAAATCATAATCTCCTTGTGAGTAGGATAATCCTTCAAAATCATCAAAGTCAAATGTGTAATAAGCAGTTTTGTTAGATGGTTTTTTCATACCTAATAAAAATTCTA